GACAGAAATGATGAATGCCCTACCTGTTCGCAGGAGATTGAAGATTCAATTAAGAGCAAAGTTATTGGTGACACAAATCAGATTATCGAAAAAGTCAAAGGTGGTATACAAGAACTGGAAGAAGAATACAAAACGCTACAGGAAAGACTTACTGATATACAAACTACTCAGCAAAAGGTCAGTGTATTACAGTCTAATGTTTCAACAAATCAATCAACAATTAAATCGCTGGAGAAGTCCGTTTCCAAGAACCAAGGAGAAATTCAGCGAATACAAAGCACAGATGCTAACAACACTGAAGCAAAAGATACTCTTAAAACATTACAGAAAGAGAACGAAACATTCTCTGAGAAAAAAGAAGAACTGATTAATGACAGAGAGTTATTTGGTGTAGCATCCGATATGTTGAAGGATGGTGGTATCAAAACCAAAATCATTCGACAGTATGTTCCGATTATGAATAAATTAATTAACAAATATTTGGCCGCACTCGACTTCTTTGTTGCATTTGAACTAGATGAGGAATTCAATGAAATCATTAAGAGCCGACATAGAGATGAGTTTTCATATGCCTCGTTCTCAGAAGGTGAAAAAATGCGAATTGATCTTGCATTATTATTTACTTGGAGAGCAGTGGCTAAACTCAAAAACAGTACTAACACTAACCTACTTATCTTGGATGAAGTCTTTGATGCTTCACTTGATACTGCTGGTTGTGATGAGTTTCTTAAACTAATCCATCAGTTGGGTGGAGAGACCAATGTATTTGTTATCTCACATAAACAGGATATTCTGTTTGATAAATTTAGAAGCGTAGTTCAGTTCAAAAAAGAAAAGAACTTTAGTCATTTGGTGGTGTGATGGGAAAGCGTAGTGATTTTGAAAGAATAGAACGAGACTTCTATCCAACACCTTATGCGGCAGTTGTTCCTCTTGTTGCACATCTACCACAAAAACCATTTACCTTTGTAGAACCATGTGCTGGTGACGGTAGGTTGATTGACCACTTGGCGTTGCATCATGGAACGTGTATTCATGCGTCTGATATTGAACCACAATCCGATGAAATAATGGAAATGGATTGTTTTGATGTAAATGCAAAAGCACAATATATTATTACAAATCCGCCTTGGAATCGTAAGATACTTCATCCAATGATAGAACACTTTTCTAACATTGCTCCTACATGGTTTCTTTTTGATTCGGATTGGATGCACACAAAACAATCAGTTCACTTCTTGACAAAACTTAAAAAGGTTGTTAGTATAGGGAGAGTGAAATGGATTGAAGGTAGTAACAGTGTCGGTAAAGACAATTGCTGTTGGTATCTTTTTGATAACACAGATATGGTAAAACCTATCGAATTTTGGGGTAGAACATGATATACAAACTAATTGAGGCAGACAGTCCATCACTGATGGTGAAGTTGCCCGAAACGACTATTGAAGAAATTAAAGAAAAACATAACTTGACAACACAAGAATTGTATGATAATATTAAAGGTACTATGGCTGCAATGCGTGGTATTGGGTTGTCTGCAAATCAATGTGGATTGCCTATTCGTGCATTCGTAATGTATACTGATTTGAAGGAAGGTAATATTGAAATGTATATCAACCCCAAGATCACTTGGCAGTCTGAAGAGACAGATTTCTTTGTAGAAGGATGTCTAACTTATCCACATCTATTCTTGAATCTGAAACGTCCAAATGTGATTGAGTTTGAATATATGGATATGGAAGGAAACCCACAGAAGGGTAAGTTTGCTGGATTGACTGCTCGTATCTTCCAACATGAGTATGACCATATGGAAGGAAAGAACTTTACGATGTATGCATCTAGACTAAAGATGGATATGGCAAAAAAGAAACAACAAAAAATATTGAAAAAAGTTCTAAAAACATCTTGACTTTGTTCTCAAAACAGGGTATTATGTATATACAAACTGAGAAAACAAACGGAGATTTATATTATGGCACATGAACTTGAAATCGTAAATGGTAACGCACAAATGGCATACGTTGGTGATTTACCTTGGCATGGACTAGGTACTAAGGTTGAACAAGACCTTACGCCTGGTGACTTCCAGAAAGTTGCTGGACTTGATTGGACAGTAGAGAAACAACCACTTGTTACTGCAACAGGTGTGAAAATCAAAAACAAAGAAGCACTTGTTCGTACTTCTGACAACTCTGTACTTGACGTTGTTGGTACAGGTTGGAATCCAGTACAGAACTCTGAGGCATTTGAATTCTTCCACGAGTATGTGATGGCGGGTGACATGGAAATGCACACTGCTGGTTCACTGAAAGATGGACAAATGGTTTGGGCACTTGCAAAAACCAAAGAATCATTTGAGTTGTTCAACGGTGACGTTACTGACAACTACTTCTTGTTTACTAACCCTCACCAGTTTGGTAAGGCAATCAACATTCGTATGACACCAATTCGTGTTGTATGTAATAACACTCTTACACTGTCTCTGTCACAGAACGCAGATAAGATGTTGACTGTAAACCACAGAAAAGAGTTTGATGCTTCTGAAGTTAAAGAACAGATGGGTATCGCTCGTGATAAGATGGAACAGTACAAATCAATGGCTGCATTTCTTGGTTCTAAGAAGTACACTGCTGATAACGTAATCCAATACTTCAATGAGGTATTTGGTGCGCCTGCGAAAGAGAAAGTAGACAATGTTCTTCCTTTCACTTCTCGTAACTCAAAACTTGCATTTGAGAACTTGGATGTTCAGCCTGGTGCTGAGTTCGCACAAGGAACTTGGTGGACTGCATTTAACTCTGTTACTAACATGACAGACCACTTGCAAGGACGTTCTAACGATGGACGTTTGGTTTCTTCATGGTACGGACGTAACCGTAAGGTAAAATTAAATGCACTTGATAAGGCACTAGAATACGCCGATGCGGCATAAGTCGTATATATAATATAGGGTGCTATTCGTAAGTCGCCCTGTTCGACACAAATATGCTTACTCTGTGTCGCAAATCACGGTTTTGGTAGTTTCCGCTCAAAAAACTACCACTTTATAAATAAACGTGATATGCCTTAATGGGTATCACACTGTAACTTGCTTATTAAAGGAGAAACAAAATGGTAAATACAGCTCTTACAGACCCTTTTGACAGGGTTAAAACTTACTCTATCGGATTCGATAGAATGTTCGACAGACTCTTTGATGAGAATGTCACAACAACAAACTACCCCCCTTACAATATTGTAAAAATAGATGACACCAATTATGCAATTCAGATTGCAGTTGCTGGATTCGGTAAAGACGATATTGAGATTGAGACAAAAGAGAATACTCTTTCAATCAAATCTAAAGAAAAGGGTGATGTTGTTGGCGACAACATTATTGTTGATGAAACAACTTATCTACATAAAGGCATTTCAAATCGTGCCTTCAAGAGAACTTTCACTGTATCTGATGATGTGGTAGTGAAAGGTGCAACCTTTGAAAATGGGTTGTTGAACGTAGAACTTGAAAGAATCATTCCAGAGGAAAAGAAACCTCGCCTGATTAAAATCAAGTAATTGTAAGAGCGCCTCTTGACAGGGGCGCTCTTTTATGTTATAGTATGTGTAATTGAAATGAGGATTCGGTATGAAAGAAATTGACTACAAATATTCTGAGGATAATATCCTCAAAGAAATGCAAGAGTATATAGATAAAACCTATAATGCTCACTATTCCCACAACAAATTTCAAGCAACAGAATTTATCATGGACAGTGGACATGGTGAAGGTTTCTGTATCGGTAACATTCTGAAATACAGTCAGCGATACGGAAAAAAGGACGGCAAGAACAGAAATGACTTGCTAAAGGTGATCCATTATGGTATAATGGCACTTCATAATCACGATACAACGGAGAATAATTGATATGAAACTTAGTAATGATACCAGAGAAGTCTTAAAGAACTTCTCAACCATTAACCAGAATCTTCTGGTAAAGAATGGAACTGTGATTGGAACAATGTCGGCGATGAAAAACATCGTTGCAAAGGCAACTGTTCCAGATACTTTCAACAATGAATTTGCCATCTATGACTTGAACGAGTTCTTGTCTGCAATGTCTCTATTCAAAGACCCTACACTATCCTTTGATGAGAAGAGTGTACGACTTAATGAAGAGGGTGGTGGTAGTAATCTGACTTATATGTTCAGTGATCCATCTATCGTGACTGCACCCAAAACGGAAATCACTATGCCGAGTGTAGATGTAGAGTTTACCTTTACACAAGACACATTCAATCAAATCCTCAAGGCATCTGCTGTTCTTGGTGTTCCAGATGTAGTTCTGAAGGGAACTGCTGGTGGTACAATCGACTTGACTGTTACTGACAGAAAGAACGATACATCCAATGACTTCAGTATTTCAGTTGGAGAAAATTCGCCAAGTGACTTTACCTACTTCTTCAAAGTAGAAAACCTCAAACTTCTTTCTGGTGATTACAAGGTACAAGTATCTTCAAAGGGCATTTCGCATTTTACTAATGTGAACAAGTCTATCGAATACTTTATTGCTCTAGAAGCTGCCTAAACCAGAAGGAAATATATTATGAATGATGTGATGTT